TATTACAATTTTCCTTCACTGTAATACTCCCGAAAAGATAAAAGTATTAGAAGATAATATAGATAGTTTAAAATCTAATGGGTTAGATATTTTATTACATTCTCATATACCTGTTCCAGAACAAATCCAATCTAAAGTAGATTATTTTATATATGATAAAAGTAATCCTATTTTACATTGGCCAAGAAGAGGTATGGTATTTTGGAAAAATGTACCTTATGAAGATAAAAAACTTCACCTAATGAATATTTTACCTGATTATGGGTGGACTGTTTTTAACCAATTATCAGCTGCAGGTTATTTAGGTTTATCTTTAAATTACAGTCATTACAGTTTTATTAATTATGATATAATCTTAACTCAAGAGATTATTGAATCATTATTAAACCCAAAAGAATTTTTATGTACAAAAGTACTAGACCCTACAGATGAAAAAGGATATAGATTTCCTAGTTTTATGTTAAACATTTTAAATAAAGAAAACTTAAGTAAATTTCTTCCTTTAATGTCTAAAAAACAATATATGGATGGTCCAGATTATCCCAAACCATCAAAATTTAGAGATGCAGAACATTATTTAGAATATTTACTATCAGTATTTAATTATGAGACTTTTCCTGATTTAATTGGGGATCAGATCAGTTATGGAGAACCAAATCCATTTAAATTAAATAAAGAAGAAGATTTTGATTTATTTTACCAAACAGTTTTAGACTCAGCTACTCCACCAATGGTATTATTGTATAATATGAAATCTGATCTTAAAATCAGCATTAATGGAGAAGAATTCTTAGCTAAAGCACCTTTATTTTTACATAAAATCTCAACTATAGAACAATTTGGATATTGGTTAAATGATTCGTATATTGATCTTACTAGTATATTTAAATCAAAAAGACAAACATCTATAGATATCCATGATTAAAGGTAAAAAAATATTCATTACTGGAGGGGCTGGGTTTTTAGGTAAAAATTTAGTTAGACGTTATTATAATGATAATGAAATAACTATTTACTCTAGGGATGAAGCTAAACATTACTATTTAAAAAAATACTTTCCAAATATAAAATGTATAATTGGAGATATTAGAAATTTTGATTTATTAAAAAGAGCATCCGCTGGTCATGATATTGGTATATTTGCAGCCTCACTAAAACAAATTAGTGCTGTAGATGAAAATGTAGAAGAAAGTGTTAAAGTATTAATTGATGGGGCTCTTAATTCAAGAAGAGCAGCAGAAGAAAATAATTTTGAAGCAGCTTGCTTTATATCATCTGACAAATCTAGGGCTGCTACTACCTTATATGGAGCAATGAAATTTATAGCTGGCGAATCATTTATTGTAAACTCAGATAAATCTAATGTAAAATTATCTTCTGCCATATATGGAAATGTTTTGAATTCTACGGGTAGTATAATTCCTTTAATTTGGGATTCTATTAATAAGGGATATGAATTAACTTTATATTCAGAAGAAATGACTCGATTTATGATTGATATAGAAGATGCTATGGACTTAATTGAGTTAGGATTAAAAGTAGACGGGTATAATGTAATACCTAATTTGCGTTCTTTTTTAGTTAAAGATTTATTTGAAATATATGCAGATAAATTTGGATTAAAATATAAAAAAGGTACACCTAGGGTATCAGAAAAAATACATGAAATAATGGTTAGTAAAGAAGAAGCACCTAGGACATTTTATGATGAAGTAGATGATACTTATTATATGCATTATAAAGACATATTTAACAATAGTTTTAATGACGAATTTAGTAGTTATGAAACAACAGTATCAAAACAAGAACTAACTAAAATTTTAAATCATTATAATTTTTTTAAACCATGAAAGTATTAATATTAGGACATAAAGGAATGTTAGGACATATGGTCCACAAATTCTTTCAAGATAAAGGTATAGAATGTGTAACTACTGACTGTAGATGGCCCTCAACTTGTTTTAAACAAGTGGTACAAAATTTTGATGGGGCTTATATTGTTAATTGTATAGGAGCTATACATCAGAGAACAACAGATTTTCAGGTAAATTGGGAATTGCCTGAGTGGCTAGAAAATAATTCTTCAAAGTATATAGAAAATTTTACAGCTAAAATAATCCACCCAGGAACTGATTGTGAAATGGATGATGATGATTATGGTAATTCTAAAAGAATAGCAGCAGAATGGATTAAAAAAGAAGCTAGAAATACTAAAATTATTAAAACATCTATATTTGGTCCTGAACTAAATACAAAAGCTAGTTTAATGGAATGGTTTTTATCTCAAGAAAAAGATATAAATGGTTATTCTGAATACTATTGGAATGGTAATTCTACTCTAACATGGGCACAATATTGTTTGTATTTAATGTATCATTGGGAAGAATTGCCCATTGAAAATATATTAGAAGGGGAATGTGTATCTAAATATGAATTACTTCTATTATTAAAAGAGATATATAATAAAGATATTAATATAAATCCTATTGATTCTCCTTCATATAATAAGTGTTTGAAAGGAACAGTAAAAACTTTACCCCTAAGGGAACAAATAATGGCATTAAAAGAATTTTATTAATATTTATAAACAAAATAAAAATGAGTAATACAAAGTTATCACAAGAAGAGTTGCAACAATTAAGAGATTTTCAAAGAATAGATAATGAAATAACTTTTTCTTTAGGTCAAATTGAATTAAGAAAAATTTATTTAGAAAGAGATAAACAAAATCTCCAAAATCAATATCAAACTCTTCTCCAAGATCAAGAAAAAGTAGGCAAAGAACTACAGGAAAAATACGGAGATGGAAACATTGATTTAGAAAAAGGAGAATTCATTAGTTCAAAATAGTTCTTTAAGAAAGTCTTTAATATGTATAATAAAACAATATCAAAAATAACATATAAAGATGGCAGAAACATTATTATCTCCAGGTGTATTAGCTAGAGAAAACGACCAATCATTTATAACTCAACAACCCGTTGAAGTAGGTGCTGCAATTATCGGACCTACTGCTTTAGGTCCTGTAGAAGTTCCTACATTAGTTACTTCTTTTAGCGAGTATACCGCAACTTTTGGTACTACAGTACAGAGTGCATCAGTTGCTTATTCATACTTAACTTCATTAGCAGCAAATAATTATTTCCAAAGTGGAGGAACAAGTTTATTAGTGACAAGAGTTGTACCTGAAGCGTTCACTCCTGCTACTAGTTCATTTATTAACACAGTAGATGGATCAGCTTTAAAAACAGGAGATTCAAATGCTGACACATTATTTGATTCTGTAACAGATCCAGGAACTGGATTTACTAGTTCAGCTGAAAGTATTACTGCTGCTGGTTACACAGGGAGTAGTGGTGAAGGTGCAGTATTTAACATTCAATTAGATGGTGGTTCATTAGTTGCTATTACAGCCTCTGCAGGTGGTGCTAATTATGAAGCTGGCGACACTATTACATTCTCTTCTAACGATAATGGTGGTTCACCAATTGTAGCAACAGAATTATCAGGTTCATCTACTTTTAATGCAGATGATACTTACGATGCTGGAACAATTACAATCAATCCATCAGCAACAACAAGCACAACAGCAACTGGTCAAGCTTGGTCTTTAACTTTTACAGGTTCTGCTGCTCAAGCTAGTTTATCTAGTATAACAGCTACATCAGCAGGTGAAGGAGTAGTACCAGGAGATACATTTACTTGGGCAGCAGCAGATATTAACACAGAATTAGGAGGAACATCAGCAGGAGCAACTGATATAGTATTAACTGCTACCGCTGCAGATGTAACCGCTGATGTTGCCGTAGTAACTTTAAGAAATGTAGATTTAGCTGATGGCGATTCTCCATTCCAATTAGAAACAATTTCCGAAGGAGAAATAATGAATACAGGTACAACATTATTAAGTAATGGTGCACTTGCAACAGGATCAGCAGAAAATATTCGTTGGTCAATTCCAAGTGTAAATACTGCCTCTGGTACTTTTAGCTTATTAGTTCGAAGAGGAAATGATGATTCTAATCAACAAGTAGTACTTGAACAATATCAAAACTTATCATTAGACCCATATTCTCCAAATTATATATCAGCACAAATTGGTGATATTACTAAAAATTTAGTAAATGAAGGAAGTGATTATTTTATTCAAGAATCTGGATCATATGCAAATTTATCTAAATATATAAGAGTAAAATCAGTAAATTTAAAAACTCCAAATTATTTTGATAATAATGGTCAAGCAAAATCCGAATTTACAGGATCAATGCCTTCTGCTCAATCTGGATCGTTTAATGGAGCTACAGGTAGAAATATTACAACCTCAACTTCTGGTAGAGTTGCTAACTTCTATGATAAAATAGGAGATGGATCTGCATTTGATACTCAAGGATTAACTGGAAGTAATTATACTAATGCATTAGCTTTATTAGGAAATGTAGACGAATACAAATATAATGCAATTTCAGCACCAGGATTAATTAATGCAGTACATTCAACACAAACTACAGCATTAGTTACTAATACTCAAAATAGAGGTGATGCTATTGCAGTAGTAGATTTAGTAAAATATGGAAGTTCAGTTGCTTCAGTTTCTCAAGCAGCAGCTTCATTTGATAATAGCTATGCAGCAACATATTGGCCTTGGGTTCAAATGATTGATCCTCAAACAGGCGAATTAGTATACTCACCAGCTTCAACAGTAATCCCAGGAGTTTATGTATTTACAGATGCTTCAAGTGAACCATGGTTTGCACCAGCTGGATTAACTAGAGGAGCTTTAGGACAAGTAGTTAGAGCTGAAAGAAAATTAACAGCTAATAACAGAGATACTTTATATGAATCAAATGTTAACCCATTAGCAACATTCCCACAAAGTGGAGTAGTTGTATTTGGACAAAAAACATTACAGAAAAGAGCTAGTGCTTTAGATAGAGTAAATGTTAGAAGATTGTTAATTGCTCTTAAAGGATTTATTTCTGGAGTAGCTGATAATTTAGTATTCGAACAAAATACAATTGCTACTAGAAACAATTTCTTAAGTGTAGTAAATCCGTATTTAGAAGGAGTACAACAAAGACAAGGATTGTATGCTTTCAAAGTAGTAATGGATGATACAAATAATACACCAACTGTAATAGATAGAAATGAGTTAATAGGTCAAATTTACTTACAACCAACTAAAACAGCTGAGTTTATTATCCTAGATTTCAATGTACTACCAACAGGAGCTACATTCCCAGCATAAAAATTTAAAAATAGAATATTTATAATAAAATAATAAAATAAAATGGCAGTATTAGATCCAAACGAAATATTTTTCACAGCTTTTGAGCCAAAACAAGCAAATAGGTTTATCCTTTATGTAGATGGTATTCCTGCTTATTTAGTAAAAGGTGTTGGAGCTGTATCCGTATCCCAAGGTACAGTAGAATTAAACCATATGAATGTATCAAGATATGTAAAAGGTAAAACAGTTTGGGATCCAATTTCATTAACATTATTTGACCCAATCACACCATCAGGTGCACAATCAGTTATGGAGTGGGTACGTTTACACCATGAATCAGTAACAGGTCGTGATGGATATAGTGATTTTTATAAAAAAGATCTTACTTTTAACGTACTTGGTCCTGTAGGTGATATCGTATCTGAATGGATTATCAAAGGTGCTTTTATACAATCAGCTACATTTGGTGATTACAATTGGGATACTGTAGATACTGCTCAAAATATAGAATTAACAGTACAACCAGATTATTGTATTTTAAATTTCTAAAAATTTTACCCCTCCCCTTTTGAAAAATAGCTTGGCTTAGGTCAAGCTTTTTTTTATTTTTAGTATATGGTAAAAGACTATCCTAATTTTATTTCTAAATCTGAAATAGATAACATTAAACAAAAGATATATTCTTTAAAAGAATATTGGAAGCACTCCTCTGAATACCCAAATAGTCAATTACAACAATTTAAAGGAACCCCTATAGAAAAATCATTATTTAAAAGATATAGAGCGGAACACATGTTAGGAGATGCTTTATATAGGTTAGAAGGAAAAAAAGAAAATATTGATTTAGGGATACAATTATTATTGCTTAAAAAATTTTCTAAAACATATACAAAATTAATTAATAAAATTACAGAAATAACATCAATAGAATCAGAACTAGATGTTGAACTTACAATCCCAGGATTTCATATTTATGCTGATTACCCCCAACCTTTTAATAAGTTTAATTATCATGTAGACACTAGTATTTTAGATTATTATCCTACTATTGATATCAGTAAAATATATTCTTTTGTATTACTTATAGAATGTAATGGAATTACCCCTTATTTAGATTATAAAACAGGAACTAAAGAATATGAATTAGGAACTTTACATATTTGGAATGGAAATTTAAACCATAGAATTGGGGGATTTGAGTTAAGAAAAGGAGATTCAAGAATAACACTGCAAGGGCATTATTATTATGATCCTAATTCAAAAACAAATAAATTATTTTTTTAAAAATAGTGTGGAAATGTAAGAAACTTTTCTTATATTAATATTTATCAACGTAAAAACGTTATTATTAAATAAAGATTATGGCCGAATTTAAAATTCCAACAGAAACAGTATCATTACCCTCAAAAGGACTTTTATATCCTAAAGACCACCCATTAGCAAGTGGTACAATTGAAATGAAATATATGACAGCTAAAGAAGAAGATATTCTTACTAACGCATCCTATATATCTGATGGGTCTGTAATTGATAGAGTATTAAAAGCATTAGTAGTAACTAAATTTAACTGGAGTGATTTACTAATTGGAGATAAAAATGCTATAATGGTAGCTGCTAGAGTTTTAGGTTATGGTAAAGATTACACCTATGAGTATAATGGGAAAGAATATAATGTAGATTTATCCACATTAGAAGATAAAGAATTAGATAAAAGTTTATACGCTAATGGAAACAATTTTAGCTTTACACTCCCCCACTCAGGTAATGTAATTACTTATAAATTACTTACTAATGGAGATGAAATTAAAATTCAAAATGAACTAAAAGGTTTACAAAAAATTGATAAAAATAATGTACCTGAAGCTACTACTAGATTGAAATATATGATTCAATCAGTTGAAGGAGATTCTGAAAGAAAAACAGTAAGAGATTTTGTTGATAATTATTTATTAGCTCGAGATGCTCGAGCATTAAGGGAAAATATTCTTGAAACACAACCAGACGTAGATCTGACTTTTTTTCCCGAAAACGGAACTAAGCGGGTTAACATCCCCATTGGGATTAAGTTTTTTTGGCCTGACGTTGACCTCAGCTAGTCAAAAAAGACAATCTTTATTTAGACAAATACATGAAATAGTATTCCATGGTAAAGGTGGGTATGATTGGCCTACTGTTTATAATATGCCTATTTGGCTTCGTAAATATACCTTCAAATTAATTCAAGATTTCTATAAAGAAGAAACAGAATCTCTTAAAAAAGCACAGGAAGGAAAAGGCAAAAAATCCTTAATTGGAAAAGATGGTAAAGTATCTACACCTCAATTTCAAAACAAAACCAGTTATAAATAAAAATATAATTACTTAATATTTATAACAAAACATTTCAATGGCCCTAGGAGACGGAGAATCTAAAAAGGAAGCACAAGATATAAATAAGGAATTAGGATTTATTCTTGATGCCGTTTCTTCTATTGGAGACCAATTAGTTGGTTCTTTTCAAGATGCGGTAGATGCTGCTTCTGACTTAGATGGTAAAGTAGACGTTGTAGGTAAAACAATGCAACGTGGCTTAGTAGCAGATCTAAAACAATCAGTTAAAAATACCGAATCCTTAATTGACCTCCAGTCTAAAGTAACACGAGGGGTTGCTACTCAAAAAGATATAGCTAAAGAACAAGAAAAAATAGCTTTAAATAGAGCTCGTTTAGAAGCCAAAAGAGATCTTTTAGGTGGAAGATTAACTAAAAGACAAAAAACTTTACTAGCCCAAGAAGAAGAACAATTAGATTTTCAAGAAAAAGCTCTTGATGGTATTAAAAAACAAAATACTGAGCAGCAAAAAAATAAAAGTCTACTTTCAATTGGAAATGAAAGTCTTAAGGGCATGGTTGATAAGCTGGATAAATCCGGAACTTTATCAGCGATATTAGAAGGTAGATTTTCAGAAGTTGTTACTTTATCTAGGTTAGGTGAATTGTCCTTGTTTGCTATAGGAAATGCTATTCTTAAGGGTAGTGAAAATATGGCTAAGTTAGCCAAAACAACAGGGATATCAAAAGATGCAGCTAAGGAATTGCAAAAATCTCTGAACCAAACAGCTATCGATTCTGAAAATGTAGCGTTTACAGGGGAAAAAGCTACAAAAGCTTTTGTTGCATTATCTAAAGAAACAGGTTTAGTTGCTGACTTTGGGGGTCAAACATTAGAGACCTTTACAATGCTAACCACTAAACTTGGTTTAGCGGAAGATGCTGCTAGTTCATTAACTACAATGGCTAGACTACAGGGTAAAGAAACTGAAGATATTTTAAGTGATACTGTAGCCACAGCTAGTTCATTAGCAAAACAAGCAGGAGTTGGAATTAATGTAAAAGGTGTTTTAGAAGATGTTGCTAGTGCAAGTAATTCAATAAAAGTATCTTTAGGATCCAGCCCAGAAATTCTTGCTGAAGCAGCCGCTAATGCCGCTTTATTAGGTACTAATTTAGAAGGTGTTGACGCCATAGCTAGTAGTTTACTAGATTTTGAAACCTCTATAAAAAACGAACTTGCAGCAGAAATGCTACTTGGTAAAGATATTAATTTAGAAAAAGCAAGACAATTAGCTTTAACTAATGATTTAGCAGGTTTAGCAGAAGAAATAGCTAATCAAGAAGAAATTACAGCAGCATTTGCAAGCGGAAATAGGGTACAACAAGAAGCAGCAGCAGCAGCTTTAGGAATGAGTAGAGATGCTTTAGCAGATATGGTAATGAAACAACAATTAAATGCCTTATCAGCTGAAGAATTTAAAAATACTTATGGAGAAGCTACATATGAACAAATGCAATCTGTTAGTGCTCAAGAAAAATTAGCTTTATCTGCGGGTAAAATGAAAGATTCAATTGCCCAAATAGGTTTAGCATTTGCTCCTTTTCTAGATGGTTTAGCAAAAGGTGTTGGTTATTTAGCTGAATCTAAGACCTTTTTAGGCATTATGGGAGGCTTAATGGCAGGCTTAGCAGCTAGACAGGCAGTTTTAGCTACAATAAGTTTTGCAACAGCAATCCCAAAAATATTCTCTACTTTTTCAGCAATTCCTTTTGGGTTAGGTATACCAGGAGCAATTGCAGCAATTGCCGGAATGGCAGCAGCGGTAAAAGGAGCTTCATCAGTAATAGGAACTGTTGATGATATGGTTATGCCCCCAGGATATGGTGATAGAATATTATCTACCCCTGCAGGTTCTTTAGCTTTAAATAATCAAGATACTGTTGTAGCTGGAACTAACTTAGGAGGTGGAGGAAGTATGAAAGAAACAAATGCATTATTAAACCAAATCCTTAATAAACAAGGCACAGTAAAAATGAATGCTACCAGTGTAGGAACAGCATTTAGTGTTAATTCACGACAAATCCAATAACTTAATATTTATAATAAAACAATAATTATGAGCTTATTAAATAAATTAACAAACGGAGGTTCAACATTATCTAACTTAAATGGAACAACCCCATCTACTCCAGATTTTCAACAATCGAAATTACATGATACCTATTCATTAAATGGTATCCCTGGTTTAAATGGAAAACCTGCTCCATCAACTTTAGATTCTGCTGATCCTGTTAAGTATTTAGACAATCTACCACAGTAATAAAATATGGGGCTTTTAGATTTAACAACTGACCTTAAATCTTTAAGGTATGGTAAAGACCGTGTTGGTGGAGGTAACAGCAAAGAACCTTTTGTTACCAAATCCATAAACAGTTCTCCTGGAGACACTGGTGGTCCTGACTTCCTTTTAAGAGCCAATACTTTAAGTAGAACAGGAGACGATCTAAATAGATTAGGTCAATTTTTTATATCACCTAAAGGATTACAATTTGCAGCAAAACAAAATGTGTTATCTCGTACTGGTGTAAGAGTTCAATCTAATTCAAGAATTAATTTTAATCCTATAAATGATGGTGTATATTTGCCTACTTCTACATTAGCACAGGCTGCTGTAAATGCTGAAGGAGGACATTTATTAAAACAAGGTCTAAACCCATTTCGCGATACATCCCCAGATGGAGCTAATACAGGAATTAATATTATTGATAATATTTTAAATGATGGTTTACCTTTATCTCAACCCATGTATGCAAAAAGGGTTTCAAAATCACAATCCCCATTAGAAAATAGATTAGTTAATTTAACTGAAGCAAAAATTGGTATAGCCCAATCCAACCAAACAAACCCAATAAATTCTTTTTTAGATTCAATTACAGGGGCAGGTGTAGGTGGAACTTTAGTAGGTGTTTTTAATAATTTATTCAAAAATAATTCCCCAAGTGGGTTAAATATTTCAGATAATTTTAATGAAATTTTAAGATATAATGGTGGTCCTGGATCTGCATTAGGTATAGGGCAAACTTCATTAAAAAGAGTAGTCGATACTAATGAATACTTAAATTCTTCTGAATTTTCAAATCGTAATTATTTACTAAATTATTCTCAAATAGTTTCTAAAACTGGAAATAAACCTTATGGTACTTATACTGATAAAGGTAAAACAATGCCTGATTTTAGAAAACAATTATTAAAACAACAAGAAAAAGGAATTAACAAAGATGTTTTAAGTACATCTTTAGATTATGATAACCCAAACGATACTTTAGGCGGTAGAGTAAATATGGGGGATCCAGGAAGAAAAGGTAAAAATCTTATTAACTATAATATTGGTGTACAAGAAGGAGGAAAACCAACAGGTCCTTTAGATAAAATTAATGCTTTACCTTTATATCAAAGTACCCAAATGATTGGTAAAACAGATGTTATCAATGATTTAGTAAAGTTTAGAATTGGCATATTATCTAATGATAAAGATTATAAAGGTACCCCTTACAAAACTTATATTCACTTTAGATCATTTATAGATAATTTCTCAGATAATTATTCTGCAAAATGGAACGAAGAACAATTTATGGGTAGAGGAGAAAGTTTTTATAGATACGGTGGATTTGATAGACAAATAACTATGGATTGGACAGTAGCAGCTTTATCTATTGATGAGCTTATTCCAATGTATCAAAAACTAAATTTTTTAGCATCATCCTTAGCCCCAGATTATGGGCAAAATGGATACATGAAAGGTAATATAGCTTATCTTACAATGGGTGGTTACTGTTATGAACAACCTGGTATAATTACAGGTTTAAATATATCACCTATAAAAGAATCCCCTTATGAAATTGATGTAGATAGCCAATCTAATATGAGTAATGGAGATGGCGGTGTTAAAACAAAAGAATTAGCTATGTATATAAAAGTTTCTGGATTTACATTTAAACCAATTCATAATTTTGTACCTCAAATCCAACAAAATAATTATGCTGGTAGAAAAACAGAAGATAGTGCTGGTAATTATGTTAGTAGCTTTGGGGATGAAAGATTTATAGCATTAAAAAATGCTAAAAATAATAATTATGATTCATCAAACTTTATTCTTGCACCATTAGCAAACACAGGTAGTGGAGACCAAGTAAATAATACTGAAGAATCCCAAGGTACTAATACTGATGGATTTGGAAATGACTTTTCAGGAATGATGGGTTATGGAGCATAAAAAATAATTAAAATGAGTAGATACACAAATACTAGAGTTTTTAAAAGTACAAATAGAAGAGAATTTTATGGTTCAACTAAATACCCTGTCCCTCCATTAAGTTCAGAGGATATTTATGTTATTACTCAAGAAGGAGATAGATATGATCAGTTAGCTTTTCAATATTATGGTGACCCTTCTTTATGGTGGGTAATTTCATCTTCAAACCCCGGTTTAAAACAAAATTCTTACTTTCCTCCTGTTGGGATTCAAATAAGAATTCCCCAAAATTTAGTGGAAGTTCTAAATCAACAACGTATATTAAATGAAAGATAGTTATGACTGGAAATTTAATTGGAGAAAATCTTGATAGATATGTAGTAGAACAAATTGATCAAAGACAAACATTACAAGGTAAAGGGTATAAAAACACCAGAAGTAGCACTGATATAAATATCCTTAGTAATAATAATTCTTTTATCAAATTAGCTTCTGGCGTAGATATTTTTAAAGCCGTCCCACCCCAAACACGAGAAGATTTAGAAAATAGAGGTGAACTTCAAGAAGAAGTAGGCACATCATCAGGGGCTGATGCTTCAGTTTCAGAAGCTTGGGACAATCTTAAGGAAATTAAGGAACAAAATAAAGAAAAAATAAAAACAGTAAATGGCCAAATTGAAGAAAATAATAAAATTCAGGCTAAGGCGGCCACAGCTAAATTAAAAAGACTAGGATTTTCAGAAAATGAAATAAAAAAATTTAAAAATTCTAATGTTTTAGCTAAAAGTTCAGTTTTATTTAATGGGTTATCTTCATTAGAAGATACAAAATTAAAACAAAGATTTGGGATTAATACTAGTAAGAGTGTATGGAATTCTACAAAAGCATATGGGTTAGGAGGGAGTTCTTTTGGAAAACAACCAATGCCTGGTATAGTATCAGCAGATATTAAATGTGTAAATAGAGGATCTATTAGATCTGCTACAGTTCAAATAAAAGCATTTAATCAATTTCAATTTGATTTATTAGAGTTACTTTATATGAGACTAGGTTTTACTATGATGCTAGAATGGGGTCATATTTCTTTTATAGATAATCAATCACAAACTAAAACAAACATAGGTTCTACTTATATTGAAAATGAATTTTTTAAAAGTGGAGTAAAAGATCAACGAGAGGTTTTAGATGGGATCGAAGCATTAAGAGCCCAGTATAGTGGGAATTATGATGGGTTTTTTGGAAGGGTAACTAATTTTAGTTGGAATTTTGGCCCAGATGGTACTTATGATATAGAATTAGAACTTTACACTTTAGGAGATGTAGTTGAATCTTTAACAATAAATGTCCCTGCGGCATCACTAGATTTAAAAACTCAAGCCAATAGTATTCAGAGTGAAGCACAAAAAACAATAGGAAATTATACAATTTTAGAAAAATGGATGGACTCCTATATGGCAGAAAAAGGTGCTGATGCTGTTTCGGGTGATGGAAAATATATAAACCTAGTTTCTAATAATTTCACTAGTGGAAAAAGATTAGTTAAAGTTGTAGAAGGTTGGGGAGAAAATAATGAAAATCCTGTAAGGGTATATTGTACTTTTAAAGAATTGTTAAATAGGATAGTTGAATATTGTATTCCTTTAGTAGTAGGTAGAACTACTTACCCTATGGTAGATTTTGATTTGTCCGAAAATACGAATATTGTAAGTGCTCAACCAAACCAAATTTCTTATGATTTAGAGGTATGTTTTGTTAAACCTAAATTATTTGCTAGTGGTATTCTTGTACCCTCTACATACACAGACCCATATTTTAAAAACTACTTTGTACTAGATACAGAAAATGATGCTGATTTGTATTATGGGCAATTAATGAATTTATACTTAAACTTTAAATTTATAAAACAACAATTAAAGAAAAATACTGATAAAGAAGGTAATTTAAGTCTTTATAAGTTTTTAGTAGGAATATGTGATGGTATAAATAGTGCTTTAGGTGATGTAAATAAAATCCAACCTATTATAAAAAATGATAATGAAATTGTATTTATAGACCAAGTCCAACCTAAGGGAAATGAATCAATTTTATCAAAATTAATCCCTACTACCCCAAAACAAAAAGTAGTTCCATTTGAATTATATGGTTATAATTCTTCTAATGGAATTACTAAATCAAATTTTATATATAATTTTTCATTTGAAAGTAAAATTGACGCAAATTTAGCAACATCTTTAGCTATTGGGGCAACGGCAGGAAATTCTTCAACGGCTTTAACAGACGGAACAGCATTCGCATCATGGAACTCAGGCTTACAAGATAGATTTACCCCAGAAATTATTCCACCTATTGATGATATTGATGTTGAAGCTATATCAAAAGCAGAAGAAGAAAAATCTGATGAAGAATTGTATAAATTATGGAATGGAGAATATGATGGTGTTGCGGGGTATGATGCTCAAACTACATGGTATAATGATATTTTTAGAAGTGAGGATACAAGATCAGGTACTATCGGTAAATTTACTTTCCCTAGGAGTACATTTTCAGAATTTAAAGAAAAATATTTAAAATTTTTAAATCGTAATATTCAATCTAAAGCACAATTTCAGGCTAATCTTAAAGGAGCAGCTTACCAACAATTATTAGCTTACTTTTTTTCTGGTCCTATAAACAAAGTTGAAAATTATAGTGTAACACAAGGACAGTATCTTAATATAGCTAATAAAACAATCTTTCAACAATTAAAACAAGCTTTTAAAAAATACATCCAATTAAGAGATGAAAAAATATTTAAAGTAACTAATACAAGTTCTCGAAGGGAAGGATTTATCCCCTTAAATTTAAAAATTGATATGATGGGGTTGTCCGGTGTAAAAATTTATCAAAAGTTACCTATAGTAACTAGATTTTTACCAACTCAATATACATCAGGAGGTACTAAAGATGACTTAAGTTTTATTATACAAAGTGTAGATCATAGTATTAGTGATAGCAAATGGAGTACTTCTATTACAACTTTAAGTATTCCTCGTAGCGTACCCACTAGTGTTGAATTAATAGATAATGGTCTTTTTACTTTCTTAGATATGGCTCCTGCAGCAGGAACATTTGCTGGGTATGTAAATAGAGATGATGTGCCTTGGAGTGCTTGTTTTATTTCTTGGTTAAGTAAATCTAATGGTATAAACTTCCCCTATAATTATTCACATGCTCTTTATTCATCTGCAATTAAATCTGATAGTTCATATGGGTGGACTTTTTATAACCCAATGGAAGGTTCAACTGCTAGCCTTAGAGTAAACAGAATTAATACTGTAAATAATAGAATTTATATTACTGAACAGAAAGTTAAAAGAGCTAGAAATTTTGGTCAAGGGGAAGAGTTAAACTTATCAACTTATAGCTATGATGGCTCCCCATCTTTTGGAGGAGTTCAAGTTGGCGATATCATAGTATATAATAGAACAACAAAAAATCCATCTGACCCAAGTACTAATATTTTATCTAATAATAAATTTAAGAATTCAAGTTATGTAAGTGCTACACATGGGGATATAGTTTATAAAGTTGATGCTAATACAATATACGTTATAGGAGGAAACGTTAATAATACGGTAGCAGCTAAAACATATACAATTGGTACTAAAGCAGTAAGAGTAAAAAGAGCGGGAACATCATCTTTAGTTATTAGATCAAATTCAAACATTAAACCTGAAGGTAATGGTCAAAATGTTTTTGTAGCACTAAGACCACCAGCAGATAAAGCTCAAATTTTAGCGAATGCAGCAGTAGCAGCATACAGTCAATGGAGTAGTAATGGGTGGAATGAAAAAACTGAGGCAGCATGGCCTACTTTAAGAGAATATTATCTTGCAGGTAATATGATCCCTCCAGAATTACCATCAAGATTAACAACCCCAACAACAGGAAGCACACAAACTTAAGATATAAAAATGTATTATCCTAAATCCCAAATAATAACAAATTTATATACTAATGGAAATGAATTTATAGTCATTTCTACAGGTGAAAACTATAAAGGATTTTATTATAAAACTTCTGATGGAAAAATCTTTTCAAATAAATCCCCAAATGATATACCTACATACCAATTAACTACTTCAAATAAATCCTCAATTGTAGGCGTTGCAGAATCGACAGAATCTGAATTTAAATCTACTAGTTATTATCAAATTAAACCCGGAGATATATTTCCATCTGTATCCTATGTGCCAAATGCACCCTCCCCTCCTCAACTAATTTCACCTGCTCCAACACAAGAAGATTATGAATTAGGAGAATTTGTAAGATACTTTGCATATAAAGGTTCAACATATGAAACTATTGAAATTAATAAATTACAATTCGATTATTTACAAAACAAAAACCCTAATATACAATATCAATTATGGGAACCTGTTAGTATTAATTGGTTGCTAACTGGAGACTTTAAAAAAACATCCCAAGCAAATTTTAACACAGTTAAATTAGTAGAAAATAGACAAAAATTACCTTATTTTTCTAAATATTTTAGAGGTAAATATGATAAATATTTTAAATATAGTGATAATGAAAACTTATATAGTGATGGATCTGAACTAGTATACTCTAAAAACAGAAAACCTTATATTGGTTATTACCATATACATCCCGAAAAAGGACCAATGGTTGGTAGGCAACATATAGAAGAACCTCATGAATATTTAGCATTTTTACCAACAGGTTCAACTCCAAACCCCCTACCCCCATCTAGACAATCTGGCTCATATGTAGAAAATCCACCTACTTTTTTTAGAACAGGTGGAGGTTACTAAATAATTTCGTATATTTACATAAAATGGTTTTATGTACTGGCTTATAGAAGATATAGAGCAGTTAAAGGTTTTTTACAATAGTGGTTATAAAGAAGCATTTATTGAAATAGTTCCCTTTAATGATAGAATACATCCGGCACAAAATGGCGTGTCTTTGGTGTATATTAGGCCGTTACTTGCGAGTAAAGGATTTATGCTATGTATTGACCATAGCGAAACTTTAAATGGTGTAAACACGCATATAAACGAAATATTAAGTAAGTATGAAAAATTATATTGTAGGGATAAAAAGGAAATATTGCATTATTTTTGCCTAAAAGAGCTCTATGACATCAATCCACCCCCTACTACGTATATACGACCTACAACACAAACACATGAATTATTTTATAGACAACATGGTGATAATCCGGAGTTAAATAAAATAATCCCAATTGTAAAGCACTATGAAGTGTGTGAAATGATTTGGGGAGATCTAAAAGACAATATAAATAAAGATAAAAATAAATATTATGAATTCTATAACAATAAATCCTCAGTGGTATTCAACGCCATCG